ATGTTGCCCAGCGAATCTAAGGTTATCAGGTTGTTGTGATACACCTTGTGCCAGATTGGGTGTGCTGGTGTTTACGAGTGGCATTATCTGCGAAGCGTAATGGTGGACAGTTCGTTGTCAAATATAGTGTGGTCAGCATTCTTGGCATTACTGCGTCTTGCCATTGCCCTTGCTTCCATCTCGTCCCGCAAAGTAAAGACTTCAATCTCGCCACTCCCGACGAATCTTGCTGCCATCTTACGTGCCGCACGTATAGTAATCCATTGCCTGAATTGTTCTGGCAACTCTGTAAAGTCTAGTAGAAACACGATGTCTACTTCCAAATCCTGCGTAAAGGTACTGACGTGGTTCTTCTTGTCGTACAGGCTTGTGCCACGCTGCACGATGTCAATGTCGATATACTTACCTACCTCCGTGTCTACCTGGAGCGTATTGCTCGGCACGGTGATTGTGTTGTCATTTGCCCTTGTTAGCGGATATTTCTTCTCGGTATTAAAGTGCCAACCCTTCGATTGTATTTCCCTACTGGTGTTATCGAGCAGTGTTTCTGCTTGTACTGCTTGAATGGGTTTTCCTGATCCCGCATTCAGTGTGTTTACTGGTGCTTCACCAATGGCCCCTAATATCTCATTAACGGCTTCGAGTTTAGTTGATAATGTAAGAGACATGGTATCAGTCTGGTAAGGGGGTCAGCAGGCTAACTATGGACAAAGGAATGCCCGCCACCCCCGAACCAGAAGGAAGGTTATGCTACGAGTTCAAGCATTGCTTCAGGACGAAGGATGCCGTGACCAAGAGCGTATTTTGCAAGGAACAAAGTGCCTTGGTATTCAGGTTTGTACTCAGACTCAGTTGCCAAGTCCAGAAGCTGAACAGTACCAACAGCAGAGGTATGTCCGATAAGACCTACCGTATTACGGAAGTCGCCATCGTAACCATTGCCACCAGATCCGAACACGTCATTGTTGGAGTTGGAGTCATCGGTAGCAGTACCAGATGTACCAGTATCCATGTTCGTGGTTGGGATGTGAGTGGATTTGTAGATACTGATACCAGCAACCTGATAAACTTTACCAGAACTAAGGCTACCACTTCCGCCGATGTCCGTGTTTACAGCAGAGACGAGGCTCATGCCAGAACCATTTTCACCAGTGATCAGTGAGTAGTAATCGTTTGGTGCGAGAACTGCGAAACGCCCGTCTTCGTCAACATCGTTGTTGTCAAGCTGTTCAGCAGCAACATAGAATGCCTCGATAAGGTTTTGAGCATCGTAAGACGCTTTCGTACCAGTAGTACCAGGTGCAGAGATGTCGCCGTTAGGAATGTCAACCTGTCCACCAGTCTTATTGGTTTGGGTGAGGTTAGCACTCGCACGAGCGGCTGCAATCATCACCTTACATACAGCAGTATCGTAACGTACAGCAAGGGCTTTCGCCAACTCACGTGCATAGATACTACGGATGTCGTAGTGATTCTTCATGTCATCCAAGTTGTAGAGCATCGTGGAAGAAATGAGCAGGTCATCAATGGTGATGATCTTTTCAGTCTTGGCGATGTCACTAAGATAAGTAGAGCTTGCTCCACCTTCTTGGATGATATTCTTACCAGGTGTGTGATAAGTAGCACTTGCAATTCCAGTTACTGGAAAGGTAGCACTTTTGCCGCTGGTGATGGTACGGGTAGTGTGTAGTTGACGAAAAACATTCTTCTCGTCGAACGTAGTTAAGATCTCTCCTGTGAATTGTTTCAGGAAGAGGTCGTTGAATCCAGTGCCAGCTTGATTGTTATCAAACCGTGATGGATCGGTAATGCCTTCATTAGCCATTTGATCGGGTCTCCTATTTGGAAGTTAAAAGATAAGGGTTTAAGTTATCTCGCTCACTTTCCGTTAGGTATCTCCCGCAAGAGGCTACGTCTGTTTACGAAATCTATCTACACATATGAACTATGTTTCTCATGTTGGCAAGTGTTTTCTTTTGTTAAAGTTATGTTAAACTGTCAAGGGTATGTTTTCGTGTATTTATCACACGTCCCATGGGGGCTTACCCCCTGTGCTGATCCCATTGATACCAGTAAGCCACAGGAATACTCATCCTTGAAGTGGTGCTTACCTTTCTCAATTTGTATGATTGGTGAGATTGACCGATACCAACAAGTAGCACATGTTTGCTCCATAAGTGCATCTTGTCCTGTGCGGTAGTTTACTGATTTGTGTTCTTCGTCCATTAGAGTAATATCTTTCCTGTGTCCCTGTAATTCTTAGCTCCTTAATAGTAAGTAATCGTCCGGACCGATCAATCCAGCCATAAATAAAAAAGGGCCACGCTCCGAGCATTCCCAGAAACGTGACCCCAATAACCATAGTTCGTAATAACAATACACCAACTAACGCATACTATTTCTGCGAATCCGTTTACCGATTTGGTTGCCTCCGTTAATGTCGGAGTGGATAATCACGTTCGGCACAAATTGTGTGGCAACACCATTGCTTGTTTCTACTGCAACAACACATCCGACTCCCAAAGGAATCTCCATTGCTCTTGCGGTAAAGCCATTTACTTGCGAAAGGATCTTCCATTGCTGCGGGTTGCCAATAGTTTCAATACCTTTGGCTTTGTTTGCACTCACTTGCTCGCCACCTTCTTTTATTGGTGGTTGCGTAGCTGGCTTTGGTGTTGGTAAGTCTTCTTGTTCTACTGTTTTACGTACTGCTTTTGCCATGATGTTTTGTGTGTAAAAAATAAAAGGGGATACCGACTGAGATGAGAAACAATGTAACAGAAAAGTTTGGTCGGTATCCCCTTGTTAGGGTTAGTGGGAATCAGCTGCGAAAGAGTGATTACTTTAGTTTGGAGATGTCAGTAACGGCAAGCCTTTTTTGAACTTGTGCGTGAAAAGCTGTATCATTGGCTTTATACTTCGGATCTTTCATATCCGCTAACCACTCCTGTTTTGAAGCATACGCTTGTATTCCAGCAGTGCCAGAAGTCTCACCTTGGAGCAACTTCCCTGGCTTACCGTTAGCAACCTGATACTGAGCAAGTAAACCCTTCATGGCTACTGTGGCTCTTGTAATATCGCCGGATGTGTACTCCGAGTTAAATGCTGCAATCTCTGCATCACTAAGATTGTCACCGCCCCACTCTAAGGCAGACTGGTGTTGATCGCCTCCGATGCTTTGCAGTTGCAGGTTGTAAAGTTCCGCCTTTGCGGTCTGTCCCTCAATGAATGCGTCAACTGCTTCCTTTGGCATTCCTGATTGCTCAAGTGCCTTGTAGGTGTCATCGGAGAGTTTGCCATCGTTCTCAAAGAACTCAGTGCGAGCTGCGTTGACAGTCTCACTTATGTCTCCCTCGGCTGGGGCTTCCGTCTCTTGGATACCTTGGCGTTCACTGAGTTTTTTCTGAGCCTCTGTATATGCTTTGGCTTGTTCCTGAATCGCATCTTCAATGGATCTGCCTTCTGTTAAGTATTTGTCCTGCAACCATTCCGGTTTTTCTGGTTGTTGGTTTTCTTCCTGAGTTGGCTCAGGTGTTTCTTGTGTCGGTTCCTGCGTAGGTTCCTCGACTGGTGTAGCAGGAGGTTCCTGCATTTGAATGCTTTGTACTTCGCCCATTTGATTTCCTTTTGGTTTTACTGTTGTTGTGCTGCAAGGTCTTCTTGCTGCATAAATTGGTCAGATGCGGTCTTCATTGCGTCTGGTCCTAGTTGTTGTGCCATTTGTGCCATTTGTGCTTGTTGCATCTCTTGCTGTATCTGCTCGTCGGTCTTGACTAAGCCTTCTGGGTCTACACCAAGTGAAGTTGCCCGTCTCTTGAAGTATTCTCCTACCGATACATATTGAGCGATAGCTTGAGGCCCGACAATTTGCTGTGCGCCTCCAAGGAATAGGTCAAGCCTGTTCAGGTCATTACCTCTACCAAGTGCATCGACTCCAGTTGTAATTGCAGGACGCACCACTCCTTCAGGTAGCTTTGGTATCTTCTTGGTTTTCACTAAACGATTGAGCGTTTTGGTAACTAATGGCAACTGCAACTCTTGCGACAAGAGACTGTATAAGCCTCCAAGCGTTGCTTCAAGTTCCTGTGATAGCATACGTATTTCTTCAGCGGTAACACGCTCTGCTTGCCGTACTACGTTGCTGTTAAGGAGAAATGCGTGTGCAAGTCTCTCCTCAATCTTAAACATCGTTTCCTGTGCAACTCGGAAGTCATTGAACTTCTCTGCCTGCAATGTTCCTACTTCGTCACGTATGCCATTGATTACTGCACCATTGGGAGCATCGGTAATTTCGTCAATCTCGGTAGATCCATTTGGATTTACGAAGAAGAGAAGCTTTGCTGCTGCTACTGATCCTTCCAAGATTGCTCGCGATAGTCCGTTAAGACTAATTAAGTCTCCAAGATACTCCTCTACGAATCCACGCCCGTAAGACTCTCCATCAATGCGTGACCAGCGTAAGGGTATCCACTCTAAGTCTTCTTCTTTGTACTCCCCTACAGATTCAGGCAATACCACACCTTTGACTTCTTGCCAGACTTTATACTTACCATCAGGTTGCTTTACGACTGCGGTGTAGAGGTCACAGGTTTTCTCGTTAGCCTCCATCTTGATCTCACCACGTACTTCTTCTGGCAACTCGGTAGGTGCTACAGTTTCCAGTACAACAATATGGGTCACATTGCCCATCGGGTCACGTTTGACTACAAATCTGTCTAAGTGAAATACACGCAAGCCTCCTTGCTCAGGTAAGTAAATCAGTGCATTGCCAGATACTACAAGATGACGAAGGCATTCATACAGACCTACACGATATGCCTCTACCTCCATCGACTGCGTTGTGGATCTTTCAATCTTTGCTAAGGCTCGGTCAAGTTCTGTCCGTAGTCCTTGTGCATCCTCCTGCATCTCTTCCTCCATCTTATTCAACTCCGACTGATCCATTGTCAGGCGGAAGAATGGAGCGTTAGCAGGAAACAATGCGAGCAGTAGCTTACTGGAAAGGTTGTTCACTCCCCTTGCACCAATGCCTTGATATGGTGTCTCAAGTCTGGATGTGGGGTGAAAACCTTCTGGTGGCAATAAGTGCGGTATCGTCAACTTTGCCGCTTCACGTCCACGGTCGAGGAAGTTGAATCGTTGTGACTCACATTGTTGGTAAAGTGATAAAGCAGATTGATACATATTATTTCACACCTCCTGTGCTGGATAAGGCTGCGGGTCGCTTGAGTCCCTGCACACTGATATTCACCCCAAATAGCGGATTACTGTGAGTGACGTGTGCTTTCTCCACAATCAGCATATTGTTTTCGATCTTGGCATTGCTTGCCGAAAGTGAAGTGCTGGTGATATTTCCTGTGCGTGAATAGTCAAACTGCTCAAACTCGTAACCAGGTAGAGTGTTTATCGTGTCATTAAGTGTAGAGCATCCAGTAAATGGCAGTATCAGTAGGGGTAAAAGTAGTTTCTTCATGGTAAGTCCTTAACAATAAGCTCACAGTTGTATTTATCAAAATCTATACGGGCAGCAGAAACGCCTCTGTATTTAGCGTAACGCTTTCTGGCTTCCTGCACAACTGCATCAGGAGGCGATGATTTAAACCCTGTGTGTGTACCAATACGCACTCCAAGGTAGATCAAGTATGCTTGCCATGCCTTCATGCCGTCAAGCGATTGTGCCGCTTCTGCCATTACAGCATCACGTAGCATACCATCGGTAGCTGCATTGCCTGTACTCCACTTGTTGCGAATGTCATCGTGGAGATAACCAGAAAGCATAAACTTGCTACGTGGGGTCAACCAGTCTAACCAACTTGGTACACTAGGCCCGTCCGTGAGCTTGCCAGCAGGGACAGTCCAAGGGGGAAATGGTTCGGCGGTAAACTCAAAGTCAAGCGACTCCAGCAGTAGTTGCCAGTTAGTACCAAGGAGGTTTACCTTGCTTGGGTTGTTGAGAAACTTAGCCATTTGCCTTCTTAATCTCGTCCCGTATGTAGTGAACATCCTTTACTAGAGCCTCAATGGATGAGAATAGCTTCTGGTTGAGTTCGGTTTGCTTTTCATGCAGAGAAAATAGCTTGTCATTATTGCCACGCAGGTCGTCAATCTGCATCCGTTGAACTTTTGTCTCTTCTTCCATTGCACCGACCCTATCAAATATTTTCTCTCTCGCCTGCTGTGCGGAGTTGGCACGTTGCACTAATCCAACAACCTTTGTCTTGAGTTCACCATAAGCCATGATCGCCCCGCCAAGCACTGCTGCTGCACCTATGCCAGCGAAGAGTATGTTTGCGTCAACTTCCATTATATTAAATTAGGGTCTTCGTAGATAGGATCATTGCTATCCTTCTTTTTTTGAAGCATCTCAGACTCCGTAAAAACATCATGCCCGTAGACACATCTTGGTTTATTACCAGTATAAACGACAACAAAGTGTGTAGGATATTTTGGGCAATTGCCTTTAGTGTTCTGAAAGCATTCCCATTCCAATGTGCCTAGCATATCGTTAGGAAGAACTAAGTATTTACGCTCTACACTCATGGATAAGAAACATAAGAGGGTGAAGATTGAAGGATTGCACTACCATCTCCCTTGAGATCAAACATTGTGCCTGTCTTAGATATTGCCACTAGGAAATGCAGTAAATTCGCTTGTGAAGCGTAATTTCCGCTATCCGTGCGATGGTCATGATCACCAAGAGTATTAAGAGCGGTAATCTCACTATCAGTCAGGACTTCATCCCAGATTGATAAAGTTCTGGTATACCCTGGAAAGAAGTTGGAAACATTTGCATAAGCACCAATAATTGCACCTGCCTTAATAGTGTCATCACAATTAGCATTTGAAATTGTCCCTTGAGAAACGCCATCAACAAAGAATTTAAAGGTTTGCGTCGAGAAATTCCTTGTAATTGTTAAATCGTAGAACTGGTCATTTGTTGTTGTGGAACTGGCAATAATATCTTGCCACCCCCCAGTATTTCCATGAAGACTCGCCCTCCATTTACTGTCCGCAGAAGCATTCCGTAGACGAACAAGATTGGATGAACCATTGCCAAATGTGAAAA